ATTCGTTCAACAAGTCTCATGCGGTTGCTTACTCTACGGTCTCGTATTGGACCGCTTGGCTAAAGTATTATTACCCACTTGAATTTATGTTTGCCCTTTTAAAAAATGAAAAGGATAAAGATGGAAGAACTGAGTATCTTATTGAAGCGAAAAGAATGGGCATTAGCATTAAGTTACCTCACATTAACGATTCGGATATGGATTTTAAAATTGAGGGTAAAGGTATTAGGTTTGGACTTAGTTCTGTTAAATATATATCTGACAAGATTGCAGAAAGATATATCCAAGCGCGACCATTCACATCATACAAACAACTTGAAGAATTTACTTTTACAAAAGGAAACGGAGTAAACAGCAGAGCCTTACAGTCACTAAGGATTACTGGTGCTGCTACCTTTTCTGATAACCCAAGAAATGATCAAGAGATCAAAGAAAATTTATATGAGTATTTAAATTTGCCAGAATTTAATATGACAGTGCCAACACAATATCATTCATTCATTCAATCAACAGAAGATTTTGAAGAAAAAGGATCTTTTATTTTAATGGGAATGATTAAATCAATTAAAAGAGGAACAGGATGGTCTCGTGTTGATGTGTTAGACAAAACGGGATCAATTGGAATATTTGATGATGAGAACACTACCATTGAGATTGGTAAAACTTATCTGCTATTAGCATCTGACAACAGGATTGTTTCTGCTATACCAGTTGATGAAATTAAAACTTCACCAAATGCTTTAGTTAGATTTTTAAATTATAAACAATTGCCATTTGCAGAAGAAGAGATGTTTGTGATATCATTTAAACCAAGAACAACAAAAACTGGAAAGAAGATGGCATTATTAACTTTAGCAGATTCATCAAGAGACTTACATTCTATAACAGTATTCCCAACATCTTTTGCAAAAGCCTATATGCATATTAAAGAGGGCAATACCTATAAGTTTGATTTTGGCAAAACAAAAGATGGGACTATAACTTTGGAGGATGTTCATGTCAGTTAGCGTAGAAGATGTTTTAGCATTACTAGATCCTAAACTTAGAAAACGTTTGGGTACTGGAGAAGGAATTACTTTTGAATACCAGCCTACTCCCAGTTATGGTCTTAACAAGGCTCTTGGTGGCGGTTTACCGTATGGAAGACAGGTTTTAATCTGGGGTAGCAAGTCAAGTGCTAAGTCCTCTATGTGCCTGCAAATGATTGCAATGGCACAAGCAGAAGGAAAGATCTGTGCATGGATTGACTCAGAAATGTCATACTCAGAAGACTGGGCTATAAAACTTGGGGTAGATCCAAAAAAACTAATCTACTCACAAGCAAGAACAATTAGCGATATGGTAGACGTAGGAGTAGGTCTTATTAATGCTGGAGTTGACTTAATTGTAATTGACAGTATTACATCAATGCTTCCTGCTATTTACTTTGAAAAAGATACAGACGATATGAAGGCTTTGGAAAATACAAAACAAATTGGAGCAGAGTCACGTGATTTTAGCAACGCTTGGAAAATGCTTAACTATGCTAATAACAAAGTTAAACCAACTATGCTTGTTCTTATTTCTCAGTCTCGTAATAATATTAACGCTATGTATACTAGTCAGCAGCCTTCTGGTGGGCAGGCTACTAAGTTTTATTCATCTTGTGTTATTAAATTATTCTCATCGGAATCAGACAATCAAGCCATTAAAGGAAAAATTAAAATAGGAGATAAATTAATTGAAGAAAAGATTGGTAGAAAAATTAGATGGGAATTACAATTCTCTAAAACCTCTCCTGGCTTTCAGTCTGGTGAGTATGATTTTTATTTTAGAGGTGATGATATTGGGATTGATAAAATAGGCGATCTTGTTGATACCGCAGAACAAATGGGTATGGTAAATAGAACTGGTGCTTGGTATCAACTTGATGATGGCACAAAAGTTCAGGGTAGAGATGCATTCATTGATAGAGTAAGAGAAGACTTAGACTTACAAGAACAATTAAAACTAAAGGTAGAGAATGCTTAACAATTTTTCTACATATAAAGGAAAATTTTATTGTCAAAAATGTAATGAAGAAGTTATTGTTTGTAGGTTATGGACAGAAACAAGAGATCTTACTTGGATGTGTACTAAAAAACATATATCTAAAGTTAGTCTTATTCCAAAAGGTAAAAAGGACTATGGAGATGAGTGAAAGATCAGAATCAAAAAGGCTTGGTGCAAAACAGCACAAAAATAGTGGTAGAAACAATCACAAAGGCGACGCAACATGGAAAAACTTTACAGTAGATTTTAAAGAAGTTGGAAAATCTTTTACTCTTAATCAAAAAGTTTGGGCTAAGGCAACCACTGATGCAATTAAAAATAATAGTGACCCAGCAATAATTGTTGTTATTGGAGAGCCAACACAAAAGGTTAGACTTGCTATAATAGAGTTAGACTTGTTAGAACAATTATTGGAGGAAAAAAATGGAACAAAATAGTACAACACTAGAACAACTTAACGATTTATCAGACATAGCAGAGTATATGCAAGATGAAGACCTTACAACTGCACTTACCATGATTGCTAAACTTATTATTAAACCAGATATTCCTATTCAAGTTGCAACCTTAGAAATTGTTAGACTTCAGGCTATTGCTGCTAAGTTAGCATTAAAAGCAACATGGATGGCAAATGTTGACAAAAGTAACAGGGGAAAGAAAAACATTTACTATACTGCAGCAGAAGCAGTAAACAATTTAGTGTCAGCACTGAAATATATCACCAGATAGTGTATACTTATCTAAACAAAGGAATATAATGACTAAAAGTTTACTACAACAAGTAATGGTAAAACAAGCAAAGGCAGAAAGTCACATAGATACTAAATCTTTAGTTGAGGCTATTGAAAAAGGCTATCTTGTAGGTCGTGATAAAAAGTTTGTTCAAAAGAAAACATTTGCTCCCTCAACAATTGCTTATGGGTTTGGTGAGTGTGCTAGATATTGGTACTTAGCCTTTGATGGCAACGAGTTTGATGACTTAACTACGCCATTCTCTGCTGCAAATATGGGCAATGGTACTTTATCTCATGGAAGAATTCAAGACGCAATTCTTAATTCTGGAATAGCAAAAGTATTTACTGATGAAAAGACTGGCAAGCCAACAACTGAATTTAAAATTAGTAACCAAGATCCTCCAATCTTTGGATATGGAGATGGTATTTTAGTTATTAATGATGAAGAAGTTGTATTGGAAATTAAAACATGTGGAGAAGAAGCATTTCAGTATTATAAGAGAATGAATAAGGCTAAAAAGGGTCACATCATTCAAATACTACTATATATGAAAATTCTTAAGAAGAAAGATGGAGTTTTATTGTATGAAAATAAAAATAGCCATGAACTTCTTGCAATTCCAATAAGCGTAAATGACCATTACAGACAATGGATAGACAATACATTTAACTGGCTAAGAGAAGTACGCAAGGCTTGGGAAGATCGAACTCTTCCTAATAAAAACTATCGTGCAAATTCAAAAATTTGTAAGGCTTGTCCAGTCCAAAAGGCCTGCGCTGATGCAGGACCAGGAGTAATTAAAATTGCTCCACTAGAGGGTCTAAGTGAAGCCGTGTAGTTGGTGCGAGAATATGTTTGATGCTACAGTAAGTTATCAAATTTACTGTAGTCCAACTTGCAGAACTGAAGCAACAAAAGTAAAAATTGCTAATAAGCAGGCATTAAATAAACGAAAAAAAAGAATTGGTAAAGATAGAAAATGTGCCAGAGGTTGTGGAACTACTCTATCAATGTATAATGATATAAACTATTGTCCAAATTGCACGGTAGATCCAAAAGAATTACACAAAATGCTTAAACAAATTAAAGGTTATATGCAGTATGAACAAGAATAAGTGGGGCTTTGCAATTAAGCCAAAAAAAATATGTGCTATTGATGCTAGCACAAACAGTCTTGCCTTTGCTTTATTTGAAAATGAAATTCTTGGTACAGTTGGTAAAATTAACTTTGAAGGTAATACAAATTATGAAAAAGTTATGGATGCATGTAATAAAACTAAATCATTCTTAGATTATTATGGAGGGTTTGAAGCCATAGTTATTGAACATACCGTGTTTATGAATAGTCCAAAGGTTGCTGCAGACTTAGCACTTGTTCAAGGAGCCTTGTTAGGAGCAGCAGGACTAACTGGCACAAAAGTTATAGGAACAGTTTCTCCAATAACTTGGCAAAACTTTATTGGTAATAAGAAGATTGATAAAGATGAAAAGTTTGCCATACGATCAGCCAATCCTGGAAAGTCAGAGTCTTGGTATAAAACCTATGAAAGAAATTTACGCAAAGAAAGAACAATAAGGTTTATTAATATGCAGTATGATAGATCTATAACTGACAACGATGTAGCGGATGCTTGTGGTATTGGGCATTGGGCTATAAAAAACTGGGATAAAGCAATGGGAGTTGACAAGTAATGCCAGAGTTAAATGCAAATATTCCACCAATAGAATGTTATGTTCGTGGAAACTTTCTAAGAGATCAAGAAGATAGTCATGATAAGTATTTTCCATGTGTTATCTTTGGAGTTTCAAGTATTAAAAGCAGAAGTCCACTATTTCATTTCTTAATGGAAGATGGTGGAATTTGGTGGAGAATGCCAATTAATGCCTTCTGTACAAAACCAGATGTTCCAGAAGAACCAATTCATAATTTAGTTTTATGGAATTCTTTTAGTCCATATGTTTCAGTTACAAAGTTTGAAAACTTAAGTAATATGAGAATTTCATATGTTGATAGAAATAAAACAAATGTTCCTGGAAAATATTTGTTTACACTTGACTGGCATAATCCAGAAACAAACATCTTAGATGATGGGTATTCTGAAAATCCAGGACAGCATAAATGTGGGCATGTAATTCAAAGAGATGATGGAAATTTTGCAATACAGCCAAATAACAGGGTAAGGTTAAAAGAACCATCCTTTGTAACAAAAAAAGATCTAGTAATACAAAGACTTATTAATACAAATAAGTGGGATGTTGAGAGTTATGACAAATGGATGCTTGAAGACTCAAACGCATACGATTATGATATCCTTGATAGAGAAGTTGACAAATAACGATATGGCTGCTAAACTGTATACATCAGAAGTCTTTATGCGTAAACGCTATGTTGTCGACAAAAAGACTCCAGAAGAGATTGCTAAGGAGTGTGGATGTACAGTAGAGACTGTTTACGTTTACCTTGCAAAATTTGGATTGAGGAAGTCTAAGCGATGAGTGATCATTTAAAAATTACAGTTGATCAAGTTAGCCATCCAGAGCATTATACTAGCGACCCATCTGGTGTTGAGTGTCTAGAAATAACTAGACATAGAAATTTTAACATAGGTAATGCTATTAAGTATCTTTGGAGAGCAGGATTAAAAAACGAAGAGAAACATGTTGAAGATTTAAAGAAAGCAATTTTTTATATTCAAGATGAAATTTATAGAATTGAAGGAATAAATCATGTCAACTGAAGTTGAATTAATTGAGCATTTAGATCAAATAAATAAAGTAGTAGAAGAATATTTAAAAGGTAGCGACCCAACCAAAATTTCAAAAGATTTAAGTATGCCTAGAGTTAGAGTTGTTGCACTTATAAACGAGTGGAAAGTTATGGCTTCTGCTAACGATGCTATTCGAGGTAGGGCTAAAGAAGCATTAGCAGCAGCAGATCAACACTATGGTAAATTAATTTCTAAAGCCTACGAGGTTATTGATGAGGCTGGATTAAATAATAATCTTGGAGCAAAGACTAATGCAATTAAATTAGTATTAGATATTGAATCTAAAAGAATTGATATGCTACAAAAAGCAGGTCTGTTAGAAAATAAAGAACTAGCAGAAGAAATCTTAGAGGTTGAACAAAAACAAGAAGTATTGATTGGAATATTACGTGATATTGCTTCTGAGTACCCACAAGTAAGAGATGAAATTATGAAAAGGTTATCATCTATTGCTAAAGATAATGAGGTAATAACAATTGTCCACGATGTTCAATGAGTTTTTAGAAGTACTTGAAGACAATAATTTTTTAGAAGTTCCAGTAGATGCAAAAACATTTATTGAATCTCCAAACTATTTAGGCCAACCTCCATTGTCAAAAATACAATATGAAATTGTTGAAGCAATGAGCCAAATATACAAGCAAGAAGATTTAGAAAAAATAATGGGAACAGTGGAAGGTAAAAAATATTATGACAAATTTACTAAAAACGAAATTATTCTACAACTTGGGAAGGGTAGTGGCAAGGACTTTACTTCGACTGTGGCTTGTGCCTATATTGTTTATAAGTTACTATGTCTTAAAGACCCCGCAAGATACTTCGGAAAACCAAGCGGAGACGCAATAGATCTTATTAACGTTGCTATAAATGCTC